TAAGTGGTGATATAAAAACTTCACTCACTACATCTTTTAGTGAACCGATAATTTTCCATTCACCATAATCCAGTCGCGCCTGTAATCCAGCACCACTCGTGATGTCGCTATGCACATATATTTTTTCAAAAATAGTTTTTTTCTTTTCCCTAAATTTAAAGTCAAATTCCGGTGACTGCAAAAGGTATTTAATCGCTACACTTCCATAATCGCTATTCCCCGTATTTATCTGAAGCACTTGCCCGTCCGTATCTCCTCCGACAGTCAGCGTATCGTTCCCGCTTATATATTGATTCAGCGCGCGAAACTCATGCGCGTATTGAAGTGGCGCCCACTGTTGTGTATCAATGGTATACCGCAAAACAACATTATTGTATGTTTCTAAATAACCTCGACCAAAATCAACCGTAACATCACCCACCGACCAATAAACATTCTCGTTGTCGCTCCAGCCATTAATGCTCGCGTAGAACGAACTAGCGATACCATCTATAATACTCTGTACCGGACGAGATATTTTGGTCGGATAACCACCCGCTGTTTCATAAAAGCCATTTGGTCCATAGAAGAAATAGTTTTTTCCGCGCGCGCGTACGACACTCTTGTGCGACTGTGTACCAATATTAACGAGATCTTCTGGAAAGGCTGAATCAAAGTTCCAGCGCTTAAGAGAGCGTTGCTTGTAGATCATTAAATAACCCGGCACCTTATTAAGACCTTGCAATTTGCCACCACCATCTTCTTGCTCTACTTGCAAAGAACCCGAACCAGAGGCGGACCATGATAATACTCCCGCCGTCGGCGTGTTGGTGTAATAGATACGATCCGTCACCGCACAATAAACTCTATCTTTAAATTCTATTGGGAATTTACCACCAGCAGGAACGCTGCCGAGAACTCCACCACCAACGGTCCACCCGCCCGCGGCGGTGTACGACCGTGCTTCATTACCATTAAGCATCAAGGTTGTATTCAAGAAGGTTGCAAAGTCCGCGTTAGACGAAGCTGTTAACCCAGATACTTCTGCGTCACCACCTATTACATCATAAATAGACGTACTAAACACGGCAAAAAGTTTATTACTTGCCACCGTGCTATCTAAGTGTTGAAACAATCCCAGGCACGGATTACCCGCCGAGAGTTGCGCGCCGACAATACCTGTGCCTTCGCGCGATACTGCTTCCCCAAGAACCTTGTCAAAGAGAAGATTCATCGAGAATGGTACCGAGTTGGGAATCGTGATATCACTAGAAACTTTCTGAATGTTCCCACCCGATACATCTCGCCACCTTATTGTGCTGGTTAGTCGTGACATATTAGGTAGTTTCAAAACTCCCCTTTTTCCCTGTCTTATAGTCAATTGTATTGATCTTGGGTTGCATCTTAAATTTCTGACCAGAAACTTCCGTCCGGATAGCAGATTTTAGAATGTCATTAAAGAGTAAGAAGTCGTCATCCTTCGTATCAGACTTACCATTGTTACGCCAGTAATTTTTACCCATCCACAAGAGCCAATGTTTAACCGCATCATATCTCGGCGCATCGATAGTATCGCTTTCACTATCCACTATTGCTACTTCTTCATTATAGTCCATGACAATGTTTTTATTAACCCAAGTTGAATCCGGCAAAGGATAAATGCGGATTCTGTTATTGCGTACATTAAAGTAACGTGGCTGACCCTCTTGCTCATTCTGCCAAACGTTTTGATCCACGGCATGTGCAACACCAATTGCGCCAGCACCAGAAGCCGGTACGCCGGTTAAAATACCTGCCGTTGCCGAGCGCGTTACCGCAGTATAGGTAATAGCATCCACAGCGTTACTGGTATAGACATTCACTGAACCGTCATCATCGAAGTCGTACGAGTTATCAATCTCAAGCGTTGTCCCACCGACGACAGCCAGTGTTCGAATCTGTGTGTGAGCCGTAGTTTGCATGAGAGTGTCAAATTCTTTTTCATCAAGCGGTAATAACGGAGTGGTAGACGTACCAACCCTTACCTGCAGAATCGACTTGTTCGTTTCGGTGTCATAAATATCAGCCGGCAACGCAAAGTCAAAGACACCGCGCGTCGTTTGTCCGATCACGTAATCCGGTACTAAATACCGCGAGAAGCGCTTGAGTTTACCTTGTATATAACGCAGGGCGGCATTGATCTCATCCATTGCTGTCTGCTTGGAGAAGCGATCATCCCATTCATGTGCCAACTTACGACGTACGAACTCAAGAATATAACCGACCTCATCCTCGGCAAATTCCACCCGAAACTGTCCGTACGGAATGGGATCAGAGTAGACATCATTAACCGTATTAATACTATCCGAGAATCTATAGTAAAAGAAACCAGATGAGACTGTCGTATCAGTATAAATATTATTAATTGTCGTCGGGTCTATATTCTGTGCTGCCGCCAGTGCTGTCAAACCAACACCCGCAGCGGCATTCGCGTCGATCTCTGTTGCGGCAGAATAAAACCGAACCTGATTCCACGAAATCACCGTTACCACTGTTCCCGCCGGATGTGATTCTACTAAGCCAGCAGCAACTAGAGTGATTGTATTACCGGTCGGAGTGGTTGAAGCATGAGTAGCAACTATCTCGGCTGATTCACCTCCTAACTCTCGGAATAAAAGAATATTATTGACAGTAACACCAATAATACTTTTAACAGTAATTGAAGTCGCACCGGCGGCAGCGTCCACATCTTAAACTACCGTCGGACGACCGTCCGTTAATTGTGATATATTAGCTTTTAAAATATTTTTTGGCATAGTATTGCCTTCGTTACTTTACTGGATGGCTCCTTGTGTGTAAGCGTAGATTATTATTTGCAACTGCTTGTGATTTTCCCTCGGCGATAAACTCGCAACCTTCCGTTTCACACTTAGAGCTGAACGACCCCTGCTCATTTGATTCATCACCACGCAACTTTTTAATTTCCGCTTCTAGTTCCTCAATTTTTGCCTCTGCTTCATCAAGTTGAGTAAGCATTGGAATGTTGCTACGCGCTGACTTCGGCAACTTTCCCATCTCATGAAGCTTTTGCCAATTTGGTTGTCCTGCCGACATATTTTTTTTGTTAATGACTTATTACTTAGATCATTCGACTAGATGATCTTTGACTTAGTTAAACATTAGTATTTACTGTTTTTACGTTAGCGATTAAGTTGGTGTTGATACTCTTAATATTGGCTTTTAAGTTGGTGTTGTATGACTTCAGGTTAGCAGGACCAGCAGCAGGGGCGGCATGAACAATAACTAATTTGGGGTCTGTTGTGGTATCAGCAGTATCAGCGTAGTTGATAAATACTCTATCGTCATTTCCAGCATCACCTCCAGTCAGCGCCGTACTTCCTGCATCATAAACACTGTCCATTAGACTTAGTCTTGCTTTACCATTCGCTGCAATTTGGGTATTAATGTATGCTTTCCCTGCTGTATTTAAGACATAGTCGTTATAAGCAGAAGTAGTTAAGGAAGTAAATGCTACTGTAGTAGAAAAAGCTGTTGCTCCATAGTCAGTGGGAGAACGAAGTAATCCATAATCCGTACCAGTTATGGCCGTATCCGAGGCTGCTGCACCTTGGTATAAGTTCATTGACATACCAAAGTTGTTGAAGTTGTTGACTGAACTTACATAAACTGACATTGTGGCCGATGAAGCAACATCAGTATCAGTAATAGCCGTGATGTCAAATATAAAAATAGAACGAATGTTTTGTCTATAAGTATCACCACCACCCGCTACTACTCCACAACAAGTGGCTCCAGCTCCTGCGGTATCGTCAGCCCCAGTACCAGCATCAGCCTCAACAG